TTAGGATCATTACGCCAATCATAGCCTAAAGCATCCATATAGGATTCATATGCCTTTGCCGCCCTATCTATAATTTCCTGCTTTTCTTGCTCTGTAACGGGGTGATTGTGATTTGCAAATTGTAAATTTCGTTTCTTAACCATACCTCAATATAACTTAAGTTAGGTAATAATCAAGGATAAATAACATATATGCGTATTGATGGTTTAATAGAAAACACGTTTAAAAATACTCGACTAAAACGTGTTAGAATTAAAGTAGATCCCTCACAAATGGCACCATATGGCTATGAACATGTTACAAGTTTTGAGGGTTATGTATTAGAAGAAAATAGTAATACAATACAGGTCTATATGTTAAACATACCTGATGAGTTCGATCCTGTACAAACTGTAGATAAGAAATTCGTCACCTCAACCATAGCGAATACGGTTAATCCTTCAGTGCAAAACTTTAAAAAGAAACTCCTTTCTACTCTTGAATCGGATAAGGTATCAACCGATAACCCCAACTACCAAAGCATTTTAAAATGTAACGATAACGAGTTTATAGAAGGTTACCTTAAAAATTTAGGATATGATAATGAAAAGTTAAAAGATCTATACAAACGGGTTGCAATAACTGAAGCTGATTTAACTGGTATGGCTAATACTTTCGTTGACCGCGCAAACAAAGCTGTGAATGCTTTTACCTATATACCTAGACTTATTGCTGGTAAGAAAAATATAATTGGCAGGGTTGGACGGTTTATAAGATCGTTAAATGTTAATGATTTATTTGATGTTGATAAGTACGGGCCCGCTAAAACTAAAGACTTTCCAGCAGGCTTAAAGCAGGGCGAGACAATTTATATCAACAACTTGCCATATGAAAGTTTGAAGAAATTTAAACACGGTAATATTATCTATCAAATAAGAGGCACATCTACAAAGGGAATATACCAGGAGCAAAGAAAGCTAATAAAGATTATTGACTTAGATCCAGTTGCAGTAGACAGAGAGTTAGATTTAAGTTTAGATTTTTCTGTTTTAGGCAATCCTAATAAAACTGGAACACTAGTGATAGATTTTCGAAAAGAAAAAGAGCCAACAAAATACTTTAGTGTCAAGGTACAGGATTATCAGGAAAATAAAATACTTACAGTATTAGGTCAGTTAAGTGAGAGGGAAGGTAAGATTGGATATGGTATAATTCAAGATGAGGTTCGCAAGGTAGTAAAGACTGCATTAGAAGAATATTTTGGCGAAGAGTCTGTCGGCGAGATAGGCACACTAATTAATCAAATATCTGACAAGATTCTTCATAAAAAAGACGAAAACCTAGAGAACTTTGACAAAGCTATGCAACAGCTTATGGCTACGCCAGAAAGTAGACGTAGCGGGAAGCCCGTTCTAGATCTAACAAAGATTCTAAAAAGCAGAGGTTTACTATAAATAACATATATGCCATTAAAATCCGGATCATCAAAAAAGACAATTGGTAAAAACGTTTCAGAACTTATGGGCTCTTTCAAGGGGAAGGGCAAGATAGGTAGCTCGCACCCTAAGAGCAAGAAGGCCGCTCAGAAACAAGCAGTTGCTATAGCTTTAAATAAAGCTGGGAAGAGTAAAAAAATGAACGAAAGCTTCGATAGCGCTGTAGCTAATTTTCTTAGTAAATATTATACGTTTAATGTTGTTACAGAAGAGAATAAATGTAAGTATGCTACAGAGGGTTGCGACTGCGATGGCTGTGCAGACTGCAAAGCAAATCAAAAGAAATAACTTGATTAGTCGTATTTGCATATTAATATAAACATATGCAATTTGAGAGTACAAAAATAATTGAATTAGGTAGCTGCGCGTTCAGACAATGGAGGGCCGATAGCCATTGTAAGTTTGTACACGGGTATAGACTAGTAGCTAAATTCTGGTTTGAATGTGATAGATTGGATGAAAGAAATTGGGTTGTAGACTTTGGGGGTCTAAAAGCACTTAAGCAAGTTTTAGAAAAACAATTTGACCATACACTCTGTATTGCTGGGGATGATCCTCTTTTAAATAACTTTCAACAGTTACATCAGCTGGGGGCTGTAGATTTAAGAATTATGCCTAAGGGGGTAGGTATTGAAAGAACAGCAGAATGGTGTTTTGATGTAGCAGACTCGCATGTAAGAGGTATTACAAATAATAGATGCTGGGTCAGTAAGGTTGAAGTGTGGGAGCATGATAAAAATTCAGCAATAGTCTCTGTAGAGAGTTGTACGCGTTCATGTGGTAAGCATACAGCCAAAGTAAATGCAGAGCAATTTGAGCTTCCGTTTGATCAAAAGCCTATTGAAAATGTAAAGGTAGAAAGTAATACTAATACAACGGGCAATGCCCCTGGACCAACACCTGCAGCTGTAGGAAACACAGTCACATCTGGGTGGTCAAACCCACTCGGTGGTACTAGTTGGGGATTGTAATTATTTTTTAATTGTACTAATAACCTTAACAATATATTTCAGCAACTTACTTCTTGTAATATCCTCTTCTGTAAAATGGAATGCATTGATACCGTTTTCATGGCTTTGCTCTGTATCAAAAGCTTTCATTATTTTTTCGAAGCCTGATTTTTGAATATCAGATTGTAGAGAATCTCCAATAATAAACAATTTACAATTTTTACCGAAACGTGTTAGTATTGTAACTAGCTCACTATGTTCGAGGTTTTGTGCTTCATCTACAATAACGACGTTATTTGTAAATGTTGCTCCTCTTAAGAAATTAACAGGTATACTTTTTAAATAGTCACTATTAAACAACATCTCTGTAATATGCTTACCGACAAGCTCGTCACATTTTTCTATAAGAGGTATACTCCATGGCTTAAATTTTTCATCTACTTCTCCAGGTAAGCTTCCTAATTTTCTCGTCGCAGATTCTACTATACTTCTTATATATACAATTTCATCTATCTTCTTATCCCTAAGCATAGACAGAGCAACATATACAGCTAGGTAGGTTTTAGATGAACCGGCAGGACCATCACAGAAGAGTATCTGCGAGGAACCGTCCATAGCTTTTTCAACAAAAGCTTTGTGATGATCGTTTAAGTGAAATTTTTGATCAATTTTAAAGTTTAAAAAAATATCATTTTTAAGGATACCGTTTTCATCCTTCGCTTGTAATTTGGCAGCTTTTTTAAGCTGTCTGTCTTTTTTCGACATCTATATATATTTATTCTTGAATAACTGAATAAAGTATATATTATATTAATAATGAGTGAACAGCCTATTATTTTCTTAAGCGATGATAAGATTTTTTATACTATAGAAGGTGAGGGTGAATATGCTGGTACACCTTCAGTATTCATGCGCGTTTCAATGTGTAACCTAACGTGTAAAGGATTTGCTTCAGCTGATTCGCCACATGGTTGTGATAGTTTTGTTAGTTGGTCCGTAAAAAACCGTTTTACAATTAATGACATACTAGACCTTCTTGAAAAGGAGGGATATATAAAGCATTTGCGTAACGGGGCAATATGGAAGATTACTGGTGGTGAACCTCTTATTCAGCAAAAAGCATTATTAGAATTAGTTAGAGAATTCGCTAAAAGAAATGGCTTTATACCCAAGATAGACTTTGAAACAAATGCAACCATACAACCATTAGACGAGTGGTCAGTATATCAAGTTACATATACCACATCACCTAAGTTATCTAATAATGGTGATCCTGAAGAAAAACGATATAAACCTGTCGTGCTGAGATGGCACGTAAGTGCGGGTTCCGGTTTTAAATTTGTAATTAATGATACAAAAGATCTAGACGAAGTATATCAAAAGTACATTGAACATCCAGACGTACAAGTTCCAAAGCATAGAGTATGGCTAATGCCATGTTGTGGTAGCAGAGCAGAGCATACAGAAAAAGCAGCAATGATTGCAGAACTCTGTAAGGCTCATGACCTTAAGTTTAGTCCAAGGTTACAGCTGGTTATTTGGGACAAAGCTTTAAAAGTATAACTTAAAAACTTGCTTATCAAGCCTTTATTAATATAAGGTTTTGTACGTTATTTATCTATAAATAATTGATAATGACTTTTAAGGAGTTTATAGCTGAGGCGCGGTTTGATGTTTCTGGTGCAACTGCAAGACAACCTAGATTGCCTCAAAAACAAGCTACACAACAACAAACATATCCTTTGCAAACCAATGCTCCGATGCGCGCTGTACCAACACAGCAAGCTGCACCACAACGGGTTGCTCCCGCTGTAACACAGCAAAACGTTGCAACAACAAGTGTGCCAACACAAATAACTGCACCAACCCAACCGCAGCAAACTGCAGCTGCAAATAAAAACGGGCAATTAACACAACAGGAATTAAAGCCTGTCGGTAAGTACGATGCAGGTCCTTCAGGGGCTAGACAATGGTATGGTAATACCGCTTATTTAAGCCCGAAAGCCGCGGATGCATTTTTAATGGCCCAAAGAACGTTTGGTGAGCAAATACCAATAAACAGTGCTTATAGAAATTTAGAGCACCAAGGCGGGCTTTCACGTGAGGG